CCAGTTTGTCAAGTGTCTTTGTTTAATTGCTTTTCAAATTCCTTTATCATTTTATGATACTTTCGTTCTATCATAAACTTAACAATCGGATTTCTGGGGTCATTTAGGATCATCCATTTCAATCTATCATATTTCAATTTACCGAGTTTCCATAACAACACCACATATTCTGCAATACTTTCATCTACCAATATAAAGTATGTAAAGATTATAAAGATAATTGACCATGCATAGTATGGATTCATGAAGGGAATTCCTCTCTTCTTCGTGCTAATATTTTAGGTATTTAGAGAAATGCTTCCAGGGAAGATGTTCCTGGTTTTACCTTTGCAGGTTTTGTCTTAATCAACTTTTCCTTTTTAATTTGCTTGTTGATATAAGTCTTAGCAGTCACATAAGAATAGCAATGATGAACTTGTTTACCATTATGAAGAATCATAAAACTATTCTCACAAGGAACAGCAGCCCACATTCCATCCTTACTCACATAACCAGCAGGATCAGTAGGAACGGGATCTAACATACCATAGTTAGGAACATTCATTAGAATACTGCAGTTACACTCATAATCGTTGCATTCGGATACTGTGCCAAGGCAACTTTCTTTGCCTGATCATAATTAGCCGCATAGCATTCAACAAAGAACACTTTACCTGCGACGTAGCATTTGACTTGGTGCTTCATGAGCCTCTTTGGTTTACCTATAAATTATAGCACTCCTGAAGAGTCTCTCCAAGAGTGCCTGTGCCACTTTCTGAACTGGTCACTTAGTGATCATATCGGCAACATAGTTACCTTTTACAAAGATCTCATTGATGACATTCTCCACTCGACGAGCAGTTGCAATACCAGCACGATCACTATAAACAGGAATCACTACCTTACCATAAGGTTTCTGATAGTTATCAAAATCCCCAGGAATCAATTCACCAGATTGCATCCGACTAGTATCTTCGGGATGAACACGAATACAACGACCAATCGTTTGAACTGTGGAAATCATATTCTGATTACGCATAAAGATACAAGTCTGAATGCCAGGAACACTAATACCTTCAGTAAGAATTCCAATATGAAACACTACAAACTTCTTCATAGAATCGGCACCATATTCGGAAAGTTTTTTCAAGAACTCAACACGAGTCACTTTCTTCTTACCGACAAATGCACCGTACTTCGAAGTAATATGCAGAACCTCATAACCATTCTCAGTCATTTCTTCCAGAAATGATGTCATGGAAAACATTTCCATCATAACTTTGGTATTCGGAGCAACTACCAGAACCTTTTTCATGTCTCCACTCTCATCCCCCAGAATGCCATCACAGAGAGTATAGAAGTCCCTTTCGGCCGCACCTTCCTTTGAGTCACGGATTCCTTTGACCTCCATTACAGAGGCATTTGGAGGCAGTATAGATCCATCCTGAATCAGTTCTGGTGCCCGAACACTGAAGATCTTACTACCGAAGACTTCTGCATTATTATTTCCTGGTTTGCTAGCAACTTGACTGAACTTAGGAGAAGCAGTCATCGAATAAAAATTCTTAGCAGTCTGACTCAGTTCTTTCACCGCATCAAAGAACCTACGATTCACTGCATTATGGCACTCATCTAGATACACCACATCCAGATTTAGTTCTGCCAAAGCAATCTTATGTAGAGAATGATAAGTAGTAAAGATAATCTTAGGACCACCAGTAGTCTCACACCAATAGGCAAGATCTAAAAAGTTAGTAACTCGCTTATGCTCAGTATCTCCACTATGAAGGTGAATGATATTAGCACTAGGAATAAACTTCTCAAATTCCTCTGAGAGTTGTTGAATCAACAGAATCTTAGAAGCAACTACAACAACTGTAGTCTCAGAATCATTCTTAATTCTCTCATCAGCATCTGCAATCATCATGATAGACTTACCCGCAGATGTAGGAGCAACAGTAAGCATCTTGGAATGAGTCCTCATCAAACTGAAGACTTCTTTCTGACAGGAACGAAGATTAATCATGGTTTTGATTGGTTACTCTGATATTATAGCAATAAAAAAGACCCTTATGAGGGGTCTAGTGGACAGTTCCAGAAGTGTCTTTAAGTAACTCAGAGCCTATATTCTCTTCAAACCTAACAAAGGTATTCTAGCAGGATTTTAGGATCCTGTCAAGCCCTTATGCTATAGTAGCAATACCTACCCATGTAGTGCCATTATAGACTTCTAATCTACGTAATGTGGTATTATAAATAAATCCTCCCTCTACTGTTGCTAGGGCATTTCTTTGAGTTGTTGTAACTTTAGGTGGAAGCATGAATCTTCCAACAGCAAGAACATTGGGACCACTAGTACCGGCATCAGCAAAATCTACATAACATCTTGGATTTGTTGTACCAATTCCAACTCCTTGAAAAATACCAAGACCTTGTGAAGAATCTACAAGTACAGTATTATTTCCTGGTGATGTAATTGCTGTGGTTCCAACTCCAATTGCTCCAAAAGAATTAACTATAAATGAATTAGTATTAGTGTTAACTTGAAGGGGATGCGTTAATGTAGTTGTACCAATTCCAACATTTCCACTAAAGGTTGCAGTTGATGTAGATTTAATTTGACTGAAAGTTGAAATTCCTGTGGTACTATAGACATTTCCTAAAAATGAACCGGTAAATGTTCCATTAACGCTTATATTGGAAATAGTACCATTAGAAATTAAAACTCCACCAGCAATAAGATTATTGGCAACTGATAAATTACCACCAACATAAGAATTTCCAGTTACTGTGGAAGTTCCAACAACGTGTAAATTATCTGTGGGAAGTGTAATTCCAATTCCAAGACTGCCACCATATGTCAGAGTCATTAATGGTGTATTTGGAATTTGCCCATTGAACCAATAATATGAACCAGTACCTACTCCAGCAGATCCAAGTTGAAGATATTGATTAATATTTCCCAATCCATAATTAATAATATCTAATGAATTTGTGGTACTATAGGAATGAAGTCCACTCGTATTTCCAAATCTTAACGCACCATTAATTCCTGTAAGTGTTGTGCTTCTACCTAGTGCAACAATTGCTTCTGCACTATCACTAGTAAGTTGTAATTTAGATGTTGAAGTTCTTCTAATATGAATATCACTTACTGGAGAGTTGGTTCCTACTCCGATTGATTCTGCATAAAGTCTCGTATAAACGGTAGAAATTCCTATTGATGAAATTCCACTTCTGATAGATGTGGAAGTAATAATTCCTGTATTGTTTATATTTGTAGAATCTACATTTGCTACTGTAATATTTGGAGTTCCACTAAGGCTAGATGCAGTTGTTGCAGTTCCTGTCAAACTACCAACAAATCCTGAAGTTGCTGTAACTATACCAGAAACACTAATATTTTGGGGCAATCTTGCACCATTCAATGTTCCTGACGTAATTGCGGAAGCATTAATACTAGTAACTTCATCTCCAGGTCCACTAAATCTAGTAGCAGTTATGATTCCAGTAGTTTTTACATTCCCTGTTACGGCATCAACAGAAAATCCATTCCCAGTAGAAGGATTTTGCCCAACCTGGAGAGAATGTTGTGGAAATGTGGTTCCTATACCAACTTTAAATGATGTATATATGCCAGAATTGATACTATCAACGTACCAACCATCAACAGCAACTGCATAAAATCCAGTAAGTCCAGCGGCACTTCCATAAAATGTTGTGGCACTTACTATTCCAGTAGAAGAATAAAATGTTATTCCAGAACCAACCTTTACATTACTATAAAAAGTAGAAATCCCAGTTACTGCTAAATTAGTTGCAGTGACTAATCCAGTGATTTTTACTGTTCCGTAAACATCTAATGATTCCCTTGGCACAGATGTACCAATTCCTACTAATCCATTTGCATTTACAATAAAATTATCATCATCTACTTGAACACCATTCCTAAAATTAAAAGACTTGTTATAATTCTGTGCCATTTTAAGTTTTTAACTATTTATTATTATGAATTGGAATAATAAACTTTGGGAATATATGTATCAATAGTTGATTGAATATTAAAGATTTCTCCCTTCTTAATTTTAAAGTATTTACCAAAACCAAGACTATTATAATTATCCTCTCCAAAATTTCTATAAGATATTGTATTTGGTTCCGAATTATAAATTGGATTTGTAATATAGATATCTTTATCAACATCAATCAAAGTTATTATTTCTCCTGTTGATATTTTTATTTGTTCTCCCGTTAGAACCTCAGGAGTTGTTAAAGATTGCCAATTAATACCTTCATCTTCATTTGTAGTAAATAAACTGTTAAAATGTAAAGAATAGCACCAAGTTGTGTTATCTTCTAATGCTCGTATTATTACTGATTTATTAGGTCTTCTATTATAAACATCTCCGGCAAAAGCAGTAATTACTATATCACTTTCTATTTCTTGATATGTAAAACTACCACTGGTCACAAAAGTACATCCATAATCTTCTATTTGATTATCATCCCCCAATAAAATATTTGTATTTGATAAATCACAAGTGGTAAATACTTCCCCTTTATTCATATTCCAATAAGTTAGAAATAGTTTATTTTTACTATCTCTAAAATTTTTCATTTCCGCTTGTTGCATTATGCTTCTCCTCCTAATCTAGTTCCGGTTATTATCCAGTTTGCATAACTACCATTAGTTATATAGTTTCCTACAGCACCCCCGCCTCCACCACCACCACTGTTTCCTCCACTCCCACTGTTTCCAACAGATCCAAGATTTCCTCCAGAACCTCCAGAACCTGAACTGGCAGTTTGATTGCCACTAGTACTATTATATCCTGCCCCCCCAGAACCACCGTATAAAAGAGATGCCCCACTTCCAGCAATTTGTCCAGCACCACCGCCACCAATACCACCATCAGCAGTGGCAGTATAACATCTCTGATCACAGCAACCAACTTGTTGGCAACCATTTGCATATCCATAACCTCCTCCACCGCCGCCTCCACCACCACCGGCAATAGTTCCGTTATTTGTGATGTATGAGATAAGTCTCAAAATTAAAGCAGGTCCACCAGCACCTCCAGCACCACCATTGCTGGCACCTCCAGCACCACCAGATCCAACAATATAATTGCCAGAATATACATTCAAATAAATTGATGAACCGGAAGGAAAAGTTCCAGTATCGAAAGCATAGGAACTAGTATCATTTGCTCCAATTGTTCCATTCACATTTATAGTATATTTTACTGCCTGATTATTACTATAAACACTAGATGCTGTTTTCTTTCCTCCTACAATAGTGGCATTGGTTTGAAAATCACTACGAGCATTGAAGTTTTGAGTTGATCCTATCGTTCTAGTGGCATTAAGAATTTTTCCATAAAAATTTGAAAATTTTATCAGACCACTTGTGGGAACTCCTGAATCTAATCCATAATATTGAGACATTGATATTGGATTACTGCCACCAAATTCAGTTTGTATTTGAGAAGAACTAATTGAACCCGAAGTTTGTAAAGTCATTTATTTTCCTGCTTTAAGTTGATCGATTTCTGCTTTAAGATCTTTAATTGCTTCAATGAGAAGTGGAACAAGTTTCTCATACCGAACTGCAAGATATCCAGTCTCTCTGGTTGTAACTGCTTCCGGAAGAACTTTTAGAATTTCCTGTGCAATTACACCAACATCAGAACCTTCTTTACCAGAACCTTGAACCCAATCAAATGTATTACCACTGATTGAAATTACTTTTTCTAGAGCATTAGGAATTGGAGCAATATTATCCTTCAGTCTTTGATCAGAAGTGGAATATGCTGTAATGTCACCATTTGTTTCAATTTGACCATCTACAAAGATTCTATTACTGAAGTAGAATGTATCTGCAGCAACACTATTACTATTGATAGTAGTAGCAGTATCCGTAAATTGAATTGTTGAATTGTAATTATCAGCACTATCATTATAGAAGTAAATATTACCATGCGATCCACTATTTTTACCAAGATATAAGTCACCTTGAACTGTTGTATCAGTATTGAATGTTGAAATACCAGTAACATTTAATGTACTGGAAAATGATGTAACACCAGTAACACTAAGAGTACTAAGTGTAGTCGCACCACTAACACCTAAAGTATTGGAAAGAGTAGTAGTACCACTAACACCTAAAGTATTGTAAAGAGTAGTAGCACCAGTAACACCTAAAGTACTTGATAAGATACTAGCGCCAGTGACATTTAAAATTCCACCAACATTAATATTTTCCCCAATACCAACTCCACCTTTAACAACAAGTGCTCCATTATTTTTATCTGGTGAGGATGTAGTATCCTTTATAATTACTGGTTTAGTAAATGTAGTTGTATTATTAATTTTAATTTCATTATTAAAGGTAACCGGTCCATCAAACTGCGACAGAACTTTATTTGATGCTCCACCTTCTACAAGTAATCTTTCTTTGATTGTAACTTCATCAAATACGACGCTCAATCTGGATATATTTTCTCCAGTAATAGTTGGAATAGGAGCATCAAAAATGACTTCCTTGCCGGTCTTGGAGCTCAATTTCTTGTTTCCAATGTAGAAGTCGCCATCACTGTTCATGCCTGTGTAAATAACCGCTCCACAAGACCTCTGCTGTGCCTGTGCAAGGTACGTTTCGGTTTCTGTGAGGGATCTAACCTGAATTTGCGGAAGACCCGTAGAGTAGTTCCCAGGACCGTATCCGAGGTACTCAAAAGTTTGGTTAGATGAGCGAATGATAGTAGGTCTTCTGAGTTCAATCGCCAGTGGTTTAATTTTACGGATCAGTGAGTTTGCATCATGAGTTTGTTTAAGAGTTCCTAATACACCACGAATTACTGAGAGTTGACCATATCCATCAAGAGTATTACTAGAAACTCTCATTATTTCAGAATCAATCTGAATATAAGATCCAAGTGGGAATCTCTTAGTAATTGCGGAAGCACCAACAGGACTACTCACTAAAATTTTATCATCCCCACTAAAGGATACTGCAGTAAGAATTTCATTTGCAAAAATAGAAGTATCTCTAACTCCAATATTTTCCCCCGAACTGTCGGATGATGCATAATTTGAAGATAAACCGTGCTTCAGAATATAAGTAGGAGAAATTGATGCATTGGTGATTGCTGTAAATGTATTAACACCAACTCGTGAATTTACAATATAATCTCCCAAATTATTGCTACTGGAATTTAGTGCTCTAAATTTATTTCCTGCCTGCAATCCATGAGGACCGGAACATGTGAATGTTGTTATTCCACTACTATAAGAAGAAGATGAAATTGTAATGGAAGGACCAACCACAAATGCATATTGATCTATAGTAATTAATGGATCTGTAGAAGTTTTAGTAACAGTAATTTGATTTTTTGTTGGAACTGATGCGATACGATAATATCCATCAGATGTTGTTCCGGCGCCAGTAAATTGGACAACATCTCCAATTGAACTTGAAATTCCGGAAGTTGCAATTGTAATTGAAGAATTTACGGTAGATCCTCCAATTGTTGCAGTATCAAAATACAAAATATTTCCATTAGAATAACCAGAACCACCAGAAATTATATCGGCAGAAGTAACAGCACCTGAACCAGAAACTACTACATTTGCAGTTGCTCCACTCCAAGTTGATAATGTGTTTTCATTGAATAATTTTACATTATAATATGACCCATTTACATGCCCTGATCCAGCAGTTAATGTAGTATAAGTAACAATACCTGCCAGTCCATGTTCTTTATCAAATGTGATGGTTGCGATTCCAGCAGTACTTACTACAGAAGAAATTGAAAGTCCAACACCAAAATCTTGAAGGAATTGGTCAACTGTTTCTTTAGTAATACTATTTTTCAAATAGTTAGTTGATACTTCTCCTAGTGGGAATCTCTTCGCATAAGATTTTGTAGGACCCGGATTATCATTGAAATTATCACGATCTAGTTGTGGATAAAGATTTACAATATTTTGACTATACTTAAAGTCTGTAAATTCAGTTTGAATAGTATTTTTAGAATTCAAAACATATAGATGATAAACACCATCTTGACCATCAGTTCCATACTTATAAGGAGTAATTACTTCATTGCGATAAATGTAATAATTAGATTGTAGATCATTTCTAGTAAATCTAGGAAGAGAAGTATTTCTTGTTCCTAAAGTATTTGTAAATGTTCCTGGAGAGTGAACAATTCCAAAAATGTCTGTGGTCGAGTATCGAAATGTTAGGGAATTGTCAACATTGGTTACAATAAATGTTCCATTATATCCAATATTATCTGCACCAGAAGTATTGGAAGAATCAGTCACATAACGAATAACAACTTTATCTCCAACATTTAATTTATGAGATTTTTCGGAGATTACTGTAATTACTGAACCACTAACAGAACATTTTGCAATTATTCTAGTATTTTTATCATAATTAATATCAGAAATTGCGATGGTTGAAGTAGAAGCATAGGCATCACTTCCAATTCCAGTAGAACTAGATTCTTGAATTACGAATCCTTCAGATGGATCTTTAGAATTAATTGCATTTTTAGGGACAACAACACGAATCGTATAAAGTTTATCATCAAGACTTCTAGAATCACTGATCCTATTAATATAAGAAACTTCTGTTTTTGGCTCACTATTTACAGTACTATTGGTAGTAATCAAAGTATAGATATCACTACCTGCATTTGTATGGACAAACCAGTTCGAATTTACTGTATCATACTGAATCGGATGTCCAATATCTCCAGGATCTTTATCTGATACACGACTTACAATCTTCAGAGAATCTCCACCATAGACAGTGATTGCCTGACCAAGAGATGCATTTGTAGATGATGATGCAAGTTTAATTTTAGTACTTGTAGATACAATTGCATAATATACGGTATTTTCTACAATATTTTCTGGTAGATCTGCACTATCACTAAAGATTCTTACTTTTTCCCCAGTGGTTAATTTATGAGTTCCAATTTCAAAAATATTATTTGATTCGGCAGTAGCAGTATAAATTTTTTCGCTACTAGTAGTACCTGTAGTTGTATTTCCACCAGTAAATGTATCTGTTAGATATACATTTGCCTCATAATTAGTTCCATTGTAAGGAAGATAAACTTTCTCATTTACTTTTGCACCCACACGATAACCCTGAAGAATATTGGGCGGAATATCATCAGATTCCGTAAATCCGTAGAGATACAGATGATTATTTTTTCCTGCACTGATAGTTTTTGCAGTATCGAAGGCAATCCAATCTACTGAAGTTTCGGATGTTATTCCTGCTTTTGGTCCAACAATGGAGGTAATAAAGGCATTATTATCTTTTGCAAATGCCTCTTTCTTAAATCCACTTGCAGTTAATGAGTTCTCACCAAAGTTGGAGTTTGAGTTGGTAATTGAAGCATCACCACCAGATTGTCCTTCAAAATGTTTGGTATATCCAATTGCAAATACAGAAACGATTTGAATAAATGCATCATTTGTAAGCTTAATATGTGTTGAATCCCATCCCTTACGATAAATTGCACTCGAATCTAGGTGATATACTGAATCAGTATTTGTAGAAGATGATCCAGATGATAGTGCAGATCCAGTGACTTTTGAAATTGCAATATTTTCATATAATCTAGAAGATTGATTATATTTTACGAATGAACGATCATCTTTTTGTAGTGAAACTCCGGTGAATTGTGCAACCACCATGCTTCGGAATCCAGATGCCTTAAGACCATCTGCGAGCATTCCACACATACCCCATACTGAACGCATGGATATGTTGAATATGTATGGGGAAGCACCACTAACCGTATCAGTTTCTATGGTTACTGTTGCATTTGCTGGAGTTTGACTTCCTCCAGTCAAATTTGCAGGAACATACGATAAAAGATATGTAAATTTATTTGGATTGGTAGTATTAATACTTTGAACTTTTGTAGAAACATTAAATCTAGTGTCCGATACTCCTTTAATTTTAATTGGAGTTCCAACTGTTAATTGGTGAGGAACATTTGTAGTTACAGTAACAATTGGGCCTGCAGTTCCACCACTACCAGCTTCAATAGTAGAAATACTAATCGGATCAGTTCCAAATGCTCCAACAATTTCCCATTCTGGTCTTTGCTTCGAAAATCCTAATGGAGTACTTGGATATTTTTGATCAATATCTCTGGTTGATGCTGTATTATATGCATTGGATAATTTTGCATAATACATATCCAAATCAGTAAGATCATAACCAACCTTATTATTCACACCATCAGCATATTCAAATACTGTAAGTTTATGGTGGGAGAATGTTGGAGTTGATTGATTACTAGAAGAAAAATCAATACTGTCAGTATAAACTAATCCAGATTCATCTCCATCAAAAATAGAGAACTGCCAGAAATAACAAGCTCCAGTAATTCTGAAGATTGCAGATTTTTCTAAATTTGAATCAGTTGGGTTAGGAACATATTTTGGACGAATCTTAGTCTTTCTGAGATCCAGACCAACAATTGAAGTTCCTCTTGGTACAATAACACCACCATTAGTACTATTAAACTTATGAAGAATATTATTGGATTGTGTTAAATCAAAGTTTGAGGTAAGTGTTAATGAAAATTCTGCTGATGCTAAGGTTTCCGCTCCACTTTGAGAAACTGCTTTTGCGTCAACACCTACAGTTTTAATTGCATATCCAGGACGGTTATCAATTACATGTTGTCCGGGAAATAACAGAATAGTGGTTTTTTCCGTAACATCATTTTCTGTTCCCTTTAAATATGAAAATCTTGCCGATTCTAACAGTGCTCTCTGAATGGTCTTAAAAGGTTGAGCAAGTGAATTACCTTGATTACTGATGCTGTCTGTGGAATCAAGATCATTAGGATTTACATAAAGAATACGACCTTCGGTGTTCTTAATGAAGTTATCTAATTTGTTAAGGGGCATTGTATTACTGATAGACCTATTATGTTTTATTTATCTATCTATCATTATTCTTTCTTATATTCATATTCTACATCAGGTGGCATATCTTCTGGATTTTCTAATTCCAAATCAAAAAGACAAGGATGCATCTCCTCGTCTATTAGATAGAATGATGAAAGATAAAGATCTTCGGCATCATAATCTTTTTCTTTATCGGCAAGTGCTATAATTTCTAAGTTTGAACTCTTAGATGAAGAAAGTTCATCGAAGGTAAAGGGAATACCTTGAATAAAGTACATTTTCACAATCATACTTGCATTATCATACCAGCAATACTTAGTTGTGATTTTATACTTATAAGACATGTGAGTACTTCAATATCTTATATTTATTTTTACTTACAGACTTTAAATTTAGTTAATGCTCTGAGGGGGACTCGGACCCCCAATCCCATACGGGCGCGAAATTTTAAGTTTCGAATGTATACCAATTCCATCATCAGAGCGTGTATAAGACTATTGTAGATAGTCAATAGGAACACTGGGAATTGAACCCAGATCAACCCGTTATAAGCAGGCCGCTCGACCATTAAGCTATGCTCCCATAAGACCTAGTATATCACAACTAGGATTTTCTGTCAAGACCCTTCGTCGTGGTCAGTATGTATTCGTATAATTTCATCCGATTCATAGTAATCATTATAAGGTACGAGAACGGCATTACCATTCTCACTTGTAATCAGAAAGGATTCTCCTTCTTCCACTTTTTCTAGAATTGAATCAAAATCGATTTCTAATTCTTCAATTGTAAGTTTCTTCATATTTCAATTTGGATATTCAAGTTCTCCCCGAAGTTCGGCAAGTTTAGCAGTAGCAATAGATTCAACACAATTCCAAAAAGTTTCCCCACTCACCATTTCCAGTGAGCAATAATATTCGGCAGTATCTTCGATCAAACCAAGCAGATCGCAGTTTTGGTCACGAGTCAAGTTCATATGAGTGGTCTTGGTACTCAACCATTATAGGGCATCCGGGGGGCGGTTGTCAAGAAGGTTCTTAGGTCGAGGTCAGGTGCTGGTATCATTAACATAGTACCAGGTAACGGCAACTCGTTTTTTACCTTCCAAAACTTTTTGTCCTGAATGTGGAAAGCACCAATTGGAAGGAAAGATTAATCCATATCCAGGATCTGGTTTATAAGTCCTATGTGGAAATTCAGTTCCTCCCCCATCAAAATCATCATTTAGATATAAAACTACACTAATCTGTCTATGATATTCTTTTGAGTTTGGATCATTTGAAGTATCATGATGAAACTTATATTCTTGATTGGGGGAATATTCCAAAACCTGAATTGCTTCACGGTGACAAGTAGTAGAATATCCTGCGGGGACAGGATAATATTGAAACATAAAATTAATAGGAATAACTCTTTCTTTATAAACTAAGAGAGATTCATTTATTCTATCATGCAAAAGTTTAGTTGCTTGATGGTCTTCGTTCATGGAAGAACCAAGACTAGATCTTACGGAAGTATCTGTTCTTGATTTTCCATTAGAATCAAAAACAGTATTTTCTTGAAATGCTAATTCATCAATGTATGAATTAATAATGTTCAATTCTTCTTGGTTTAAAATTTCAATAATCTGAATTAATTCATTCATACAGATTCCAAAAACTCATAAAACTTTTTAGAATCAAAATTTTCTTCTGAAAACTTTCCATCTTCAAACAACCCAAAAATATCCTTTCTTTCTTCTGGTAAATCACCATCAATATAAATGGGAACGCAACCAGTCATATGTTCAATTACAGAACAGAAATAAGGAATATTATCATAATAAGCATTATTGCAACTTGCATCCCAAAGTGGTCCCTCAAGGAACATACAAGAACCTTGACACAATTGAAGAACGGGACAACTTGCACATTTTTCACGATGAGACCAATGTGTTGATGTTGTTAATTTAATATTGTCAAAATCATCAATATTTCCAATCTTATGTGACTCTCCATTTGGTGCAGTAGCAACTGAAGAAACATTCTGACATGTTAATACATCACCATTTAAATCAACCACAATATTATATTCTTTATCCATTCCACACTTCTGTGAGATAATTTTAGAACTTCTTCCAGAAGAAAATGTGGTTAAAAAATCTACAATTTTAGTTCTAACTATAATAAAATTGACACACAATCCTTGTCTAATTTCTTTGAAAGAATTGAATGAATAATCTTTAAATTGATTTTTAGACAGACTCATTCCATATCCACTCATATCATAAGCATCAATGAATCCACCCTCACCAATTTGAACATTTTCATCTTTAATAACATCAATAAAATATTCTTGTATTTTTGCTCTCGAAGTATTTCTGTTGTTCAACATAGAGTTGAAAGATATCATTCGCTTTGGTCTCAAAAGGTCATAAAGATGCAGAATATTTTCTTTAATTTTTGGAACATCAAATGGGTCTGGACCCCTCACAGATTGTCCAGGTCCGTCATGACTTACCCCAATATTAATATTCATTTTATCAATCCAATCTGCCTTGTCTTTTGTCATCAAACTGCCATTTGTAATGATAGACATTGTAAGGTCTGGGAATTTTTCTCTTAAATTTTCTACAATTGGAACAATTTTATTCCAATAAACAAGGGGTTCTCCTCCCCAATATTCTATTTTTTTACCTTTACCAGTTTCACCAAAATTAAAAGTATTATAGATTTTATTTAAAAAATTATCAGCATTAAAATTTTTATCTTCTTCAATTTCTGGAACAAATCTTTGTGAACAATATTCACAAGAATAATTACATTTTAATCCAAAAGAAATCTTTAGAGTTTTAAAGTTTTTTGATTTTCCCAACGAATTAGTTTTTGATAAAGGAAATGCGACATTGTTATAATTACTTGGGTTAGTTTCTGACTTTTTAACTAATCCTTCAATTGGATATTGAATTCCGTCTGTTAAGTCAAAAAGATATGATTTTTCGTTATCATAAATTAATTCATGAATTTTTTTAGTTTTAGAATTGATAGAATAAACAGTAAACTTTGCCATAATTAGTTAGTTATTTTTGTATAATGAGGTCCGTATCTTTTTTCAATTAATCTAAGATTAGAAACAAATAAACACTTTTCTTTTTCGCCATAATATGGATCAGTAGAATGAGCAATACTTGCGGGATGAACGATTAAAAGTCCAGGATAAACTGGAATTCTTTTAACTACGCTATGTAAAAATGAAAATGGTCTATTTGATTCTGGATCTACTAGATATAGATCTCCGTTTCCGGGACTATCAAACGTATTTTGTGGTTTTATGCTATCCAAATCAGCATAAAAAACTGAAGTATAATCAACACCCCTATGATAATGGGGGGTTTGCCTGGAACCACTTGGAAATCTTCTGGCAAGAAGAACTGCTTCAACTTCAACATCATCAATATATGGGTGTTCCTCTAATCTTGCCAAATTTAAAACTTTTTCTAAAAGAATTTTTTTATATTTTTGAACATATCTACAGGGATCATTGAACATATTATACCCCGGTAGAGAAATTTTTGGATCTAATACATCAAAAGTATGTGGGTATTTTTCTACATACTTTTTTCCAGTCTCAATTAATCCTTTTCTATCTTCTTCATTGAATTCATTTGATATATCGCCAATGAAAGTATTGACGGGCCAAAGTTGTTGATATGTCATAATAGTTTAATTCCTTTTTCTTCAATTCCTGACCAATATTTGTATCCTATTTTTATTATAACATCTTCATCAGTATCCTGTAAATCGGTTAAATCTAATTCAACATTAGTAGTTTTAGTAATTTTATACTTATTTAATCTCCCTAAATTAGTTTCAATAAGAACTGGTCTATTATTTGGGGATGTGACCTCTAAATTAATTTTCTCTCCGATTTTTGCTTCACTTGGACTTATGATTTTTGGATAATTCTGCTGTCCCCAAGGAAAATCAAAATATATAAAATCTGATGTGCATGATACTGTTTTGCCAAAAACTATATTTGTAGATACTTCAATATTTGTTAATTTTCTAATTAAAACATTACATTCAGAAAATTCGCAATCTCTATAAGGAGTAAAAATAAGGACCATTGGAACTAAAGATTGTGCTGTATGATAATCCGAAACAGAAGTTTTGCCCATAAAAGTTTTAGGACTTACTGGTAAAACTTGATACTCACTAAATGTGTAATTAAACGCAATACTGATTATTCCAAAATCTTCAGATAAATGCTTTATATTTTCATAGTTTACACTTACGGTTTCTGGTAATGGAAGTATGGGCAAGAGTTGAGGTGGAATAAATTCACTGTTGATCAGTAGATTTTCTTTTTTTAAAATGTTAATAAAAAAAGTTTGGTCTAAAACACTAATGTTTATTTCTTTAATTAATCCTTCTGAACCACAAATTCGATCATTTTTTAATTCTATATACATAATTTTTTATTAACAGTTACAAGCACAAACACAATTACAATTACAATTATATTGCGTAAATCCAGTTCCACTTAAAGAAACAGTTTCTCCAGAATCCCCCAAAACTGCACAATTGGAAACTTGACATTGAAAATCTAAACCAACATTTGCTATTGCTCCATGACAATTAGCAACTGCTATAAATGTTCTATCTCCATTGTAATCTATGTAATTTGAATATAAAGTTACTGCCATAATTATTCTCCGTTAGATTTAAATTGTTCTTCGTATTGAATTTTTTTATCCTCTTCACTTATACTTAGTAATTTTATTCTTTTATTATATTCTTCATCAGTTTCTGAGCGATATCTATATACAAATAGGACACCTTCACGATATTTATATATACTATCAAATCCTTCCCAACCATCATCTTTTAAATCTTGTAAAAAAGAAATAAGTTCATCAAATGGTTTTAAAAAGGTGTTTTGATGACAATGAATATCTTTAATTTCTTTTACTTGAATTTTTTCGTTCATTTTAGTTCAAAGTTTTGTTTTTATTTTGGAGCATTTTTAAAATTTGTTAGGTAAAAAATTGTTATAATTTCTTTAATTTATTTATTTCTGCTGTAAGACTATCTATTTTTTGATTTTGCTCTTTAATTGCTTCAATCAATAAACCAACCAAGTTACCATAAGCAACTGCTTTGGTTCCACTATTATCTATAACAACTTCTGGAATGACTTTTTCAACCTCCTGAGCAATGACTCCTATTTCGTGATTATCATAGTCTATTCTATCATACTCTACCCCTCTAAGTCTAGATACCTTATCTAATGCATTTGAAATTGTTTTGATATTAGTTTTGAGTTTAATGTCAGAGTTTGCGGAAACACTACCACTAAAAACAGCAGCTCCATTTGTGACTGCAATATTTGTCCATTCAGCATTTTGGGCATTATTTGTAAATTGTAAATATGCTATTCCGGAGGTTGCATTTGCAGCAATTCTAACTCCACCAGTGGATCCGGCATTTGGAGTTACGAAGACTCCATATCCAGAAGAAGTTATATTTCCATATCCAACAGCATTTATATTTCCACCACAAGATAAATCGGAACCATTGAAAGTTAAATTGGGAGAACCAGTTGCTATATTAATTGAGCTTTTATATAAAACTTGATTCGCAGATGCTATAGTATTAATATCGGGATTTAATGAATTGGATCCAGATACAGGCAACCACTGCCCGGAACTTCTAACATAAGTTGGCATATTCTTTACCTATTTTTTGATTTCGGAATCTAAAATATTTAATGGGGTTACTTGCGCTGGAATAACTCCTTGTTGTGATGATTGAATATAAAGTTGTTGATTTTTTTGAGTTGATTTTACTACTTCATTACGAAAACTTTCAACAGCAGATGCAGTATGTCTTTGTTGTTGCGAGTTTTCTATAGTAAGCATCGGTAACCAAGTAATCGCACATCCCCATTCATCTACTGGTTCTCCTGTATTTGGATTCATACCTCTAATTTGAGTGAACCAAGAACACTGAAGTCCTATGCAATCTTTTTGAATTAATGGGCAATATTTTCCTTGTTCAAGTTTCATTAGTTTTTAGAGCAAAGTATAATATCTATATATTGTACCGCAAAATCCATAGTATTTCCAGTAGCTTGTGTAGCACTGGCATTATTAATTGTGATTCCAGTGGATGCGTTTGTAGTATACCACACTTGTGCGTTACCGCTGAGGGTAGAGCCGGCATCATAAGGAAAACCACCTGCAGATCTGCTAGTCCAACCAGCATATCCATTTGCTTGATTCAATTGGTCATCACCAGGCATAAGATGATAATGAGTGGGGTCAGTAATACTGTGATTGTGATTTACAAGAGGAACAGTTCTAGAAGCAAATACACTTGTAAAAGCAGTAGAACCACCAGAACTCCCACCAGTTCCTGATACAACTCTCAATGTTTTATTATTTTGAGTAGTTACTTGTGTCCATCCTGTAGGTGCTGATGCTTGATAGAATAATAAAACTGTATTGGAGGGAAATTCTCCACCAGTAGCAACAGTACCACTAGTATCATACCAAACATCACCATCACAAGGACTTGCTGGGGCAGTTGTTTGAACATACTTAGTTCCATAAGCATTACTGCTAGATCCGACAGTTATGGTAGATCCACTTGCAGACATAGGATATGTGCATGAATATCCAGTTTGCGTTAAAGTTATACTCGTAACACCCGAAGGTCCAGGAGGTCCGGTAGGTCCAGTAGGTCCGGTAGGTCCGGTAGGTCCAGTAGGTCCAGGAGGTCCAGTAACACTTGGTCCAGGAGGTCCAGTAGGTCCAGTAGGTCCAGGAGGTCCAGTAACACTTGATCCAGAAATTCCTTGGAGTCCTTGAGTACTTTGAACTCCCTGAAGTCCTTGAGATCCTTGTCCGGCATTTTGGCCAGAAATTCCTTGGAGTCCTTGAGTACTTTGAACTCCCTGAAGTCCCTGAGATCCTTGTCCGGCATTTTGACCAGAAATTCCTTGGAGTCCTTGAGTACCTTGTCTTCCTTGAAGTCCTTGAGTACCCTGAGATCCTTGTCCAGCATTTTGACCAGAAATTCCTTGG